GCATCAAAGCAAGACGCTCACGGCTTCGGTAGCGCCCTTACCTATTGCCGCCGTTATGGATTGATGGCTGCTTTCGGAATCGCGCCCGAAGATGATGATGGAAATGCTGCCGTTAAATTGGTGAAACATTCCGAACCGATCAACCAGACGCAATGCGATACGCTGCGCACGCTGATCGAAGCCAGCGGATCAAACATCGTGGCATTCTGCAAATATTACGAGATCGAATCGCTGCCGGAATTGCCTGCAAACAAATTCGCCCATGCGGAGAAAAGCCTGCAAACTAAACTAGCAGCTAAGGGGGAAAAAGAATGATCGAGCAACGCACAACCGAATGGTTCGCACAACGCTGCGGCCATCTTACCGCTTCACGCATTTCCGATATGATGGCGCGCACCCAGAAAGGCTGGGGCGCGTCTAGGGCAAACTATGCCGCCCAGCTTATTGCAGAGCGCCTGACAGGTGTTGCGGAATCTGGATTTACAAGCGCAGCGATGCAGCATGGCATAGACACAGAAGCAGCCGCTAGGGCCGCCTACAGCTTCATGAAGGACGTTGAGGTTATCGAAGCCCCATTCGTTAGGCATCTCCGCCTGGCATGGTCTGGTGCGTCTCCTGATGGCTTTGTGGGCGATGATGGGCTGATTGAGATTAAATGCCCCAATACCGCAACGCACATCACCACACTGCGCGGCGGCGAGATCCCCGACAAATACATCAAGCAGATGCAATGGCAGATGGCTTGCACCGAAAGAGATTGGTGCGACTTCGTTAGCTTCGATCCGCGAATGCCGGTTGAAATGCAATTGCACATTCAGCGGGTTGATCGGGACAATGACTTGATCGCGGAGATCGAAAGCGCCGCGATTGGATTCCTTGATGAGATTGCGGCAACCGTCGCAGAACTAGAAACCATTTATAGAAAGGCAGTATAATGACAGTTATTACAACCATCGTCGGCAATGTCGGCAAGGATGCGGTTTATAAGGAAGGGCAAAGCGGAAAAGGTTTCGTTAGCTTTTCCGTGGGCGCATCAGTGGGCTGGGGCGATAAGAAAGAAACTCTCTGGTTCGATGTGACGAAATGGAACTCCAGCCCCAAGCTGGCAGAGATGGTTCTAAAGGGAACCAAGATCACCGTGATCGGTGAATTGTCCACCCGTGAGCATAACGGCAAGACCTACCTGCAAATCAATGCACAGACTGTCGATCCGCAAAGTCGATCAGGCGCTGGCAGTGACACAGGCTTAAATGTGCGTGGGGCTGCTGTTGCTGGCGATATGGATTTAGACGATGACGTTCCGTTCGTTAGTGCGACACCCAATCTTGAAATGGAGATTTTCTAATGAACGTAGCAGCAGACCAACTCCGCCTATATCTGGAGCGCATTGAACGCCTTGAGGAAGAAAAGCGCGGAGTGTCGGAAGATATTAAGGATGTTTATTCCGAAGCCAAATCAAGCGGCTTTGACGCGAAGGTTATGCGCCAGATCGTAAAGCTGCGCCGCATGGAAACCCATGTTCGCCAGGAATGGGAAGCCGTTCTCGAAACCTATAAAGACGCACTGGGTCTTTAAGATGCTGCCGCCCCGTCGCCCACAAGCTGCAAAGCGTCCCAAGCGGTTCGTATCGCCAGCGCATTGCAAGTTCGTTCGCTCCCACGCCTGCTGCGTGTGTCAGACCTATGATCATATCGAGGTTGCTCACGTCAGAACGGGAACGAACGGGGGGATGGGGTTAAAGCCTAGCGATTATTGGACGATCAGTCTTTGCCGCGATTGCCATTCGGAACAACATAGGATCGGTGAGCAGTCTTTCGAGACAAAGCACGGCATCGACATGAAAGAACTTGCACGGGCATTTGTGAAAGCCAGCCCGAAGCGGAGTGAGTTGGAAAGGGCGCGTGATGGATAAGCGCACGATCAAGCTGGTATCGAAGGCGCACCGAGATCGAGCCGCCAGTCTTATCTATCAGGCCCCACAAGGCTATGTCATGACGATAGGCGAAGAAACCCGCACGCAAGAACAGAATCGCCTCATGTGGCCCTTGATCGCCGACATACAGGCGCAGGTTCCAGAGACAGCCACCTTTTCAGCCGATGATATGAAATTACGCTTTCTGCACGCATTAGGCCAGGAGATGCGCTTTCTCCCAGAACTAGAAGGCTCTGGAATGTTTCCAGTGGGCCAGCGATCCAGCACGCTGTCGAAGTCGCAGTTCACTGGGCTGATCGAGCTTCTATTCCAGTATGGCGCGAAACATGGCGTGCGCTGGTCTGACAAATCTCAGCGAACGATTGAAAGCATAAAATGAAATATGGATCGGTATGCAGTGGCATTGAAGCCGCAACAGTTGCCTGGCATCCACTGGGATGGAAGCCAGCATTTTTTTCTGAAATAGAACCAGCGCCGCGATCAGTGCTTGCCCATCATTATCCTGATGTGCCGTGTCATGGCGACTTTACCACAATCGGAGCAGATCAATATGAATCAATTGACCTTCTTGTCGGAGGAACCCCATGCCAATCCTTCAGCATCGCAGGACTTAGAGGCGGATTGGATGATGACCGTGGCAACCTGGCGCTTGAGTTTCTTAGGCTTGCTCAACGAACACGGCCCAAGTGGTTGGTTTGGGAGAACGTCCCCGGCGTCTTGTCATCAAACGGAGGAAGGGATTTTGGTTCCATTCTCGGAGGGATGGTCGAATGCGGGTATGGGTTCGCCTACAGAGTGCTTGACGCTCAGTACTTCGGAGTGGCCCAGCGCCGCCGTCGTGTGTTCGTTGTCGGATGTCTTGGAGACACAGCCAGTGCCGCAGCGGTTCTTTTTGAGCGCCACAGCTTGCAAGGGCATCCTGCGCCGCGCCGAGAAAAGAGGGAAAGAATTGCCGACACCCTTACTGTTGGCGCTAACCAATGTAGCGGATTTATAGGCGATATAACGGAAGATAAATGGCCCGCTGAAGTTGCACCAACGCTCAACGCTCATTTTGGTGATAAGATGGGATTAGAGAACCAGCATATTGCGGGGGGGGGGGATTATTCGTCCCTAGCAAAATGCCTAACGACTGGGGTGGGGCAGAGGTACGACCCAGAGACGGAGACGCTGATTCCTACGCACGGAGGCGGGTTCGATGTGACTCCGACACTAACAAGCAATGGAGATGCTCATTCTGGTTTTCGTGATGAGCATGGACTGGTTCCGATTGCATATTCAATCATGCCCATGAATTCTGGAAAAGATTATAAAGCGCGTGAGACTGATATAGCACAGCCGCTAATGGCTGGTGGACCTGTTGGCGGAAATCAAGGTGGAGACTTTGTTAAGCAAATGTCTGCAGTACGCCGCCTAACCCCACGAGAATGTGAGCGCCTGCAAGGCTTTCCAGATGACTACACGTTAGTCCCTCATCGCAACAAGCCAATGACTGACGGGCCGCGCTACAAGGCGCTAGGAAATAGCATGGCTGTCCCAGTGATGCGCTGGATTGGTGAACGCATTCAGATGGTGGAAAACCTTAGAATGTAAAATAATTATTTTGTGCGAACTTTTCTCTTGCAATATGTGTGAAGGTAATTATTCTGCCCACATCAACCACAAGCGGAGAACGCAAATGCCATTTGAAGCCTTTATCTTACTAGCCATCATCATGATCATGCTGCCCGTCGCTTATGACGAACTTTTCAAGGGAGGCAAATAATGCTTGCTGCTGAATTCACCAAAGGCCGCAAATCTGGTGCGGATACGCTCGACATTACGCGGATCGTCAATGGTCAGCGCACATATCTCGAAAGCTATGAAGTCTTGGGCAAACGCGAATCCCGTAAAGTCGCGCAATCATTGGGCGCTACGCCTTGGAATTTTTAAGGATCAATCATGAAAAAAGAATATGTCACCGTCAGAATGTCCAGCGATCTTCGCGCTAAAATTACCGAGATGGCGAAGGCAGATATGCGTTCAGTGAGCGCCCAAATCCACATCATGCTTGAACGGGCTGTGCAGGAGAAAAGCAATGGTTGATCAAACTCAAGAGCTTGAAATACTCCAAAAGGCCGCAGTGGCGTTTGAAGAGCTTGATCGCGTCACTGCACGCAAGCGCCAGCTTGATGAGGAGATTCGCAGTCTCTGCCGTCAATTTGACATTGCAGGACGTGTCTGGGGTTTCCAGCCACACAATTTACGCCGCGCATGTGAGGCACGCGGTATTATAGACATAGCAGCATGAGAGGAAATGCAATGCGTAAGTTTACAACCCTATTAACTGCCTGCGCCCTTCTGTGGCCATCAGCAGCATATTCGCAAACCCTGTCCGACACCTGGACGTATATTTCAACAACCGACAAGGGGACGGATATTTACGCCCTAAGCGCCGATCTGTTGAAGGGCCGATCACACCACACCAACGCGCCGGTATGGGTGAAGATGGACAATGGCGAAGATTATAAAACCGTGTCAGGCTCTAGAACGCTGTATTCCGTCAATTGCGTGGCGCGCACCTATTATTCCATCCAAACAACCTTTTATTTTCGAGATGGCACGCAGGAAACAGAGCGAAAGATTGGGACGAAAACTGCGATAATTCCAGAAAGCAATATGGAAACTATTGCTGAAGTTCTTTGCAGCGATGTTAGCAGTGTTCGTAATGCTCCGACCGTCCGCACTGTTCCCAATGATGAAACGTGATTCGCCAAGCAGCACTGGAGAAGAAACCATGACCACAGAAACACAAACACCCGAAGACTGGGTTCTGAGCGAAGCTGCGAAGCGGTGCTACATGTTAACAAAGCATAGTGATGCACTGCGTTATCGACATACCGGCGATAGTTGCTTCCGCGCCCTCTGCGACATGATAGCAAAACACGAGAAACCGCCAGTGGATCGTAAGCTGCTTTGTGCGCGTGAGGCTGCGGCACGGTCTACCGCCGTATTAAGTTCCGTAGATCAATTTCGAAAAGGTGAACTTGATAAATGGGGGGCCGTCAAAAACAGCGTCCTTGCTATCGAACTTTACGAGGAAGGCTTCGGGAAATGAACAAGGAACCTATGACCGCCAACGATCTTGCCCTTGCTGTCTTGTATTACGGCTCGGTGGCCTTCGTTGTTTTCACTGTTTACTTGATGGTGTTCGGTAAATGACAGACCGCATAATCATACGCGCCCGTGAACTGGCTATTGAAAACCGACGCCCTGGCCTTGTTGTGGAACGTGCTGTCTTGAATGGCGCTTTTGATCGTGGAACCTATGTCAAAGATTGGTTGACACAAGCGGAGCGGGAAGTGTTGGCTAATCGTGAGGAAGTGATTGAGGAGTAATTAATACCCTCGATCACCTTCACCCAACGGCTGCCATTTAACCAGTTGCTTCCAATTGGCTTTGACATAGCGTTCAGCAAAAGGCTGCCGTAGCTTTAACCGCGAAACCATGCGCTCGATGCTGGGGTGATATGTCCCTAGCCTTGCATCTTCGTTTGTGTAAAGATTAGGATCAATTGGATCAATGTCGCTCCAATATCCTTTGGCGACATAAGGGCTGTCAGAACGAATCATTGACCGCGCCTGTATCCGATATTCGGACGCCATGTTTTCGCGTTTGTAAAACAGCTTGATCGCGGCAATCTCAATAGCCTGGCCGGTCAACTCCCGATCATCCAAGTTAAACGGAATCAGGCGAAGCGTAACAGCCAACATGAATGCCACGCCAGACGCTGCCAGAGCGCCGCACAGCGCATCATCAAGCCCAAGGGCATATCCGCCCCATGCAAAGGCCCACAGTGCCACAGGGACGCCCCAGAACCAGAATAGATATTTGGTGAACTCATACCATTCCTGAAGCAGCACGGCGGCAAAGTATCGTGTGCCGGTGTGGATCTTAATCCCGGTCGGGCCGTTCTGGGCAAAGTGCCTATCGTTCTTGATAATTTTAATCAGCACTTGACACCTCCCGCGCCCAAGTTTGGAGCGCCTCCAATTTAGCAAAAGCCTGCGCGCTCAGTTCTAGATCCGCAATTGGGACTAGGGCAAAGTCTTCAGGAATGACGGCAGCGGAACCGGCTCCAGCAGTTCCTTCGGGGGCTTTGCTGGTTTCGGGCAGATTGGTGTTGTTGGCTGCACGTCGATTGTTTTGCAGCCAGCGAGTAAGGCGGCTGTCATAATCAGCGCGCAGTTTCTTTTCCAGTTCCGCAGCATCTTTTGCCTTCCTTTCATTCTCCGCCTCAATGCGTGCTTTTTCCTCTTGGGCCAACTTTGTCGCAGCGGCTATCGCGGCTTCATATTCCTTTACCCTATCCCGTGCATCACCAAGCTGCTCATAAAGCCCATCCCAAAAGAGGAAGCCTTCGATGCGGGCAGTTTGGATTAGAGCCAGCCCCAAGAAGAAAACAGCCAAGGCGCCATAGACCTTGGACGTTAGCGCGCTGAATGGGTTAAACATCATTTTCCCCTTGATCGCTAATCTCAACGCCATCACGACCAGCCTTGATCGTGCGTTTGTACAGAAGCGCACCGAATCCAGTCATGCCGACAATGATCTGCACATGAGCAGCCATAGCCAGCCAGAAAGAAAGTCCGCTATCTTTGCGTACAATATAGACGCCAACCGCCGCAAACACCGTCATAACGATGCTGCCGCCGAGCAGAGCAAGGAATGCCCAAGCCCTGCGACCATCTGGAGTCAAGATCGGCGGCAGTTTCATTCCGCCATATCCAGAGCGTGTTTTCGAACATCAGCAACGCGGCGCGTCCAGCCACGACCAAAGCGCCAGAATGTATCCAAATTACGCAGGAAGCTTATACGACGGTCACACAGCGCGTTAATCGTATTCACGGGTGATCTTATGGCTGAAAGCGTGATCGCCCCTATAACGCCATCCGCAGGTACGCCAATGACGCCCTGCAGATGCTTCGCCGCCCTGCCGACGCCAGAATTAACCGCATAGTCAAACATGGCGTAGTCAAGGCCGCGAGGCAGCAAGTCTCCCTGCACCCGATCCCAATATTGGAATTTGTAGATGGCTTTGACCTCATCCTCGGTGATAAACTTTACCGATTGGATCGGACGCCCACGGGTCTTGCGATAGGCGTC